CAGGTTTTTTATCTGTACGAAAACAGGGGTGAAATATCAAGCGTAACCCGTACCGGAATACCTACTGAAACAACATTAAGCCCACAGGCTAAATCAACATTACGCAGACTAAAAAGAGTATGATAAGTCCATCTGAATTTAAATCACTGATTACATTTAAGTCCTACGCATCTGTGAAAGACAATGTTTACGGAGGGATTACCCGTACATTAGCAGAAACGGTGCAGCAGTGGTGCAAGTTTGAACGGTTATCCGGTAGCACCGGCCCTAATCAATCGCAAATGATGAGCGATGTACAGGCAAGGATTACAACCAGGTTTAACAGTGGGTTTACCACGAATTGGGTAGTTGAATTTGAAGGACAGGAATACACAATAAAATTTATCAAAACAGAAGATCCGGCCTACAAGCGGTTTATGATAATCGATTGTGCCGTTTCGATAAGTCAAACAAGCTGGAGTTGAGTTTAACAATTACCATAGGGAACCTGGATAAAGTACTGGCAGAATTAAAGGCTGCACCCAAAGACATTGACCGCATAATAAACAACGAGTTCAAAGCCTTTGGCCAGGATATGGAGAATAAGGCCAAACTTAACGCCCCTGTAAATGAGGGGAAGTTGAGGCAGAGCATAAGCCATAATACAACCAATTTAGCGGTTAAAGTAGCTGTCAACGTAGATTACGCTGCATTCGTTGAGTTTGGCACAAAGAAGTTTGCTGCTGAATGGGTGGCGACATTACCACCGGACTGGCAGGCTTTTGCAGCTACGTTCAAAGGCAAAGGAGGCGGTAATTTTACGCAGTTGTTTTACAGAATATTGCAGTGGGTAACAATAAAAGGAGTTGCAGCTACGCATTCGGTAAAAACAAAAAAGCGCATAAACAGTAAGGCAAACCAACAAACAGAAAGAGAAGTTGCGTATGCTATTACACTGTCGATATTGAAAAATGGAATACAAGCCCAGCCATATTTTTACCCGGCTTTCAATGAAACGAAAATTGATCTGATTAAAAACCTAAAAAAACAGCTAAATGCTCAGTAGTAACCTGGCCATACGCAAAGCATACAATACCCTGCTTAGTACAATACAGTACCCGGCAGCGTCCTTTGTGCCTGTTTACTGGCAGCAGATACCTACTGATGCAGCGCCGGGCATTTATATTACATTCGGGCAGATCAGAAATAATGATGATAGCAACAAATCTGCATCAGTAACGCAAACCAGTGTTACCGTTTCAATATTCACAAACAGCCCTCAGTATAACGATGGTGTGGCAGTTGATACCGTGGCTAATGAAGTGCTAAACAGGCTGTATTTAAACCCACAATTTAAGATATCATTAAACAGCAGTTTTTTTCAGGTAACAGGTACCAGGCTTGATTCAGACCAGACAAACGACTGGAGCCAAGATCAGCAGAATATCTATATAGACCGGATGATGGTATTCACTCATACTATTTTTCAAAATGTTTCTTAAAAATGCAACATCATTGCAAATATTTACTAACTTTAAATAAAAATTATCATCATGGCACGCAGAGAAATATCAGGCAACGACATACTATTGAAAATTGATCCGCTTGGCGGAACAAACTATGTTTTACTTGTTTGCTTAAATTCAAACTCACTGGAATCTACCACATCTGTTATAGATGCAGGCAGCAAGTGCGGCCCTAACAAATTACCGGGTGTATTGGATAACAAAATTCAGCTTGAAATTATTGACGTGCTGGATGTTGCCAGCGGAGAAATAAGTTCATCTGAACTGTTTACCCTTCAGCAAAACAAAACTGTTTTCAGTTGGTACTACGGTCCAATGACCCCGGTTGCAGAGGATGTGAAATATACTGGTAAAGGTTTTTTGGCATCTTGGAATAATGTTGCTGCAAAGAACACTCCGGTAATAACAACCTGCACGCTGGAGATACAGGGCAATATCACACAAACAACCCAGGCAAGCTAATATGAGTTATATACAGATTGAAATAGGCCCGTTAAAAAAAGATGAAAAAAACGTTGATATACCAGGTAGCAACCTGCGTGGTTTAAAATTCAACCAATACGCCCATATTTTGGTTCAGGAAAAAATAGATGCAGACCACCCGGAAGCATCTATAAATTCTGCGCTTATTTATGGTGGACTTAAAGGCAATTGTTTTGCGAAAGGCGTTGAGCCTGATTTTACTTTTGAGGATGTTTGCGATTGGATAGAAAACCTGAATGAAGATGTCATTTTATCTGTGTATAATGTTTACATGAATACAACGGCTTTCATTAAAGCAAAGCAGGCCCAGGAAGATAAAAAAAAAGCCGATCAATTGTTAAAGGAGAGTACAGAGCCGAATGTTATCGAATCGCCTGCGGAAAGTTAGGCTGGACTGAATACGAATTATTAACAAGTAGCCCCGAAGCTGTGCATTATGCTTTTGAGGGCTATTTTGATAAACAGGAGGAACATAGTGCATTGATCCGGCTGCAGACTTACCACATAGTTACCAGCAATGGTGCAAAATTGAAAAGCGGTGGCGATATTAAGGTGACGGATCTTTGGCGGTTGAATTCGGATATTGAGGAGGATAAGTTGGTACCATCATTTGCGGCATCAAGCCTTGAACTACGAAATCAGATTTTAGAACAACAAAGAAAGCAGAATGCAGCCACTTGAAATAATAGTTAAAGGTGACACTTCACAGGCTAATGCTGCGTTACAAAAGACGCAGGAAGAGCTTGTAAAAACTTCTGTAGCTGCTAAAAAAGCAAATGATACTTTTAAGGATTTAGAGAAAGGTACACAGGGAATAATTAAAGTATCAAAAGAGATAACAAGCCTACAAGAAAGTGCAAAAAAATCAGGTATATCTTTAAAGGAGCTTGCATTAAATAGCACAGTTCCGTTTTCTACATTAACAGAAACGGTTAATAAATCAAAGTCTGCTATCCAGGGTGCTATATCAATTAATAAACAATTTGGAGACGTTGCCGCTGCTTTAGCAGAAAAAAACAAGGTTCTATCACAAGGCATTCAGTTAGCTATTGATAAAATAAGTTTAATGCATGATGCTTCAAAAAAAGCTGAATCAGGCATTAAAATTTTTGGTTTTGGTATTTCTGAATTACTGCCAATGCTCACCGGCCCTGCTGGAATAGGAATAGCACTTACAGTAGCATCGGTAGCAATAGATTTGTTTAAAGACAAGGTTTATAAGGTAGACCTTAAGCCATTAGCAGATCAGGTTGCAGAAGCTGCTAAAAAAGAAAAGGAATTTAAAGATTCTGTTAACCAAGCTAGCGCAGCGGTCGTAAGTCAAGCAAAAGATATAGCTGATTTAAAGGCTGTTATTATTGATACTACAAGTGCAACAGTAAATCTTACTGACGCAACAATAAAACAGGGTGTTGCTCAATTTCTTTTTGATCAAAAAAACTTAGCGCTACAGAAGCTATTAACTGCTGAGATACAGAAGCAAATAAGGGAGCGTAAAATAAATAACCCTATGGCTGGGTCGTTTCTGCCGTCGCAAGCTACTAGAATAGACCCTCGAACCGGAGGACTTATCCCTGATAAAATCCAAAGGGAGATAGATGATGCAAAGAATGAAATAATAGGTATAAACCAGTTGAGTAAAGGCCTTGAAAAACTTTTTGAAAACCTATTAAAGACAAAGGAGATAAAGGTAAAAAAGATAAAGGTAAAGCCTGAGAAGATAGAAGTTGAGAAACCCGAAAAACTCCCAAAACTTTTCGATGTATCAGAGGATCCTACGCAGTTATCCCGGGCGTCCGGGTCTACATTAACGCCAACGATAAATGTTGAGCCGAAGTTACAGGTAAACATAACTGATAAGGAACAGAAAAAAATACTTGATGCTTTTGATAAGTTTATCCTGAATGAAAAACTTAAAGAAGCGATCAATGCCAGCATATCAACACTTATAAATGATACTATTTCATCAACAGCCGATGCGGTTGCAGATGCACTTTCAGGAGGTCAGAATGTAGTACCCCGATTGTTTGACAATATCATTAAAGGTATTGGCCAGCAAATAAAAGAGCTTGGTAAATTCATGGTTAAGATTGGCGTTGAGAAATTGGCAATAGACGAGGCTATTAAGGAGCTTGGTTTAAATCCGGCTGCTACTATCGCTGTCGGATTTGCAGCTCAAATACTTGGTACTTTGTTAATATCCGCAGCATCTAAAAAGTCAAACAACCTGGGGCAAGGCTTCGCAACCGGTACCCGTAACTCCCCAGGTGGAACATTCCTTGTTGGTGAGCGTGGTCCTGAAAGAATATTTCTGCCTGCAGGCTCAGCAGTGCAGCCAAATAATGAGTTAACGGCTTATGGTGGGG